GTTAAGGATGGCGGGAAATGCGAGAATTTTTGGGAGAAAAAGGCGTGTCCGGTTGATGAGAATTCCAAGGGTTCAGATGTGCAAGAAAAGTAGTCGGTGATTTCAGGAATTAGATGTGTAAAAAAAATCAGGGTTCGGAGTTGAAATGAAAGATTATACCGCTGGTCGGATTTTATGTAAGTGCTCGGTGAGTTTTAAGCAGACAGTTTTGGCTTTTATGGCCGCCGAAAATCTAACTTGCAAAAAAAGTCATAGCTTACAGGTCTTTTGGCGGAGAAGTGCGATTATATAGTGGGGAGATTATACACCGTATCCCTTTACGAACCCGCCGCCGGTTAATAGACTTTGATAACAGCAAACATACTCTCAGCCAATCCCAGAGGTAGATTATACCAGTGTTTACAAAGATAAATGGGAAGCTGATATTGAAACAGAAAAAGAAACAATCCGTGACTTCATAAAAGGACAAGCAAAGTGAAGGTGGCTAAATGAAATTGAGCGCAAAGCGAACCCCCGTAAGTATGAAAAAACGAAAATTAAAAGCGATAGAATTATTCGCCGGTGCTGGCGGAATGGCATTGGGTCTTCAACAGGCCGGACTTGATGTGGTGGCGGCTGTTGAAATTGACAAGTGGTGTATCTCGACGTTGGAAGCGAACAAAGCCAGGTCATTTCCGAAAATGAAAATAATCCAGGCCGATATTTGCTCATTGAGTGGAAAAGACCTTTTGAAACAAGTTGGCCTGGCTAAAGGCCAGCTTGACGTGCTGAGCGGCGGACCGCCTTGCCAGGGATTCTCAACAGCCAGCTCAACCCGCTCTGCAAAAGACCCCCGCTCGAAACTGATGTGGCAGTTTGTCCGGATGGTGAAAGAAATACAGCCACGATATTTTGTTATCGAGAACGTCAGGGGACTAATGAGTTTCAAAGACTTCTTCCGGCTATTATTGAAAAACCTTGAGAAGTGCGGATATGTGGTAAGGTTTAATCTGTTGGATTGTGCCAGCTACGGAGTGCCGCAGCGAAGGGTAAGGGTATTGATAGAGGGTGCACGTTGCGACCTGAACCGCATCCCTGAATATCCTGTCCCTACGCATTTTTCGCCAACCCAACTTGGCCGTGATAAGAAAGCCAAAGGAAACTTTATCCCTGGTTCGCTTGTCGCTGTGAAGTGTTTTGCAACACACGGCTTTACCAGGAAAGAAGTAGATGATGTATGGTTTAACCCCAAGCTGGAAATTATGATGAACCGGAAAACAGCTGCTGCTCAAGTCGAGCAAGCTGTCCGGGAAATTATTTTAGAGGCAGTTTTTGAGGCGAATAAATGAGCAAGGAAGCTGAAGTAATGAAAATTAAGGCGATTGCCCCCTGGTTTGGAGCGAAGCGGAATCTGGCGCCGAGGATTGTCGAGCTGCTCGGCGCTCATCGAGCTTACTGGGAGCCGTTTTGCGGTTCAATGGCCGTCCTTATGGCCAAGCCCCCCTGTGTGATGGAGACCGTCAATGACCTGCACGGAGATTTGATTAACTTGGCTTTTGTGGTCCGGGATGAGCGGCTCGCACCGAAACTTTACCGCAAGTTGCGGCGGACACTGATGCACGAACAGATATTTATTGAAGCGGCCGAACGATGCCGCCAAAGAGGTCATTGCTTTGATGCCGGCGAGCCCGACTTGAACCGGGCTTATGATTACTTCGTTTGTTCTTGGATGGGGCGAAATGGAGTTGCCGGCACATCAGGATATAATCAGGGTTACTGTTTGCGGTTCACATCAAGGGGCGGACATGCGGCAACAAGGTGGAAATCGGTTGTAGAATCCATACCGGCCTGGCGGCGCCGCCTGCGACAGGTGACCATCCTGCAGCGGGATGCGTTTGAAATTATACCGCGTATTGAAGATGAGCCAAAGACGGTGTTATATATCGACCCGCCATATATCGAACATGAAAAAGATTACGTCAATAAGATTGAGCCGGACGACTATGCGCGACTTGCAGAAATGCTGTATCGTTTTCGTAAGGCCCGCGTAGTTGTCAGCTACTACGACCATCCCAAGCTTAACGAACTCTATCCTAACTGGCAACGTCATGAAATTGTGATTTCCAAAAGCCTTGCGCATCAAGGCAGGCGTGGACAAAACGATATGAGGGTCAAGGAAGTATTATTGGTAAATCAGAGAACAGGCCATATGGCTTTGTTTGATTGAGCTGAGCGCCAGAGATAACTACGGACTTTTTGAAAGGAGGTAAAGAAATTGAGGAAAACGCTGGCGGCGGCTAAATAAAAAACCTGTTAAACTCCTTTCCTGCTACAGGGGCTGTGTGGTCCCAGTCGCCGCCGGTTTTTTGAAAGGTAAATTAAACACGAAGAATACGAAAAGTGAATTAAAATGACTAAAGTGAGCTAAAGTGAACTAAAGTTGAAAGTTAAAAATAATCCACAACTTTAGGCACTTTATATTTTAGGCACTTTAGGCACTCTTTTATTATGGATGAACTATGAATAATGAACTACGAACTATATCTGTTGAAAGTGCCGTTTTATCGCCGTTTGAGTTTACCAGCGGCTATACGCTGCGGTGCTTCGATTTGACCGATGATGGTATCAAAATCGAACTGAACTACAGAAATGAATCCGCAGCGATCCTGCTGCCGCCGGAAACGGCTGACGAATTCGACAAATGGCTGAAGACACGAATGTTCAAAGGATTCGATTGCAAAATCAAAAAACAACAATTGATAGCTCAGCTGAAAAACGATAAGGGTAAAGCGGTATTATCACATAGCGCTGCCAGAAAATTAAACGCCGTTGAACGTGCGTTGGAAGGACTCGAAGGACTTTATGAGCTTATCGAAGATGATACGGGCGTTACGGCCGCTCAGCTCAAGAGCTGCGGGTGCAAGAAGCCGCCGATAGTCGAAGCCAGGGCGGTTTGCTGCTTTATACTCCACCTGCGATATGGACTAAAAATACAGGCCATCGCACGAATAATCAATGCCAAATCACATGCAACGCCTTTATTGGCACTCAGAAAGTTTAGTACCGAGCGAATATCTTATGAATTCTATGAACGAGCGGAGATGAGAAAATGCTATATGGATGCGAAGAAAAGGTATAAGCAAACAAAGTGTAAAGTGAACTAAAGTGAACTAAAGTGAGCTAAAGTTAAAAGTGAACTAAAGTTAAAAGTGAGTTAAAGTGAGCTAAAGTGAGCTAAAGTTAAAAGTTAAAAATCAGTGTTAATCAGTGAAATCTGTGGCGAAAAATAAAAAAAAGGGGCAAATGGGCAAATGCACTAAAGTTGCAGAAATGCAAGTTATGTCCTTGTGCTGAGCAGGTAAGAATCCTGCCCGCCGGTTTTTTGGGAAAGGAGAAACAAAATGAGTTCTGAAGAATACGAATTTGAGTATGATAATTTAGTCAAGGCCAATGAAGCTTCAAATAAGCAGTCGATCTCAAGGCAATACAAAATGATAGCCGACATACGGGAACTCCAGGCCGAGAAGGAAGTTTTAGAAACAAACAGAGATGTTTCAGCACAGGAATATATAGAGCTCCAAGCCGAGCTTGAAGAACACAAGAAAGTTATTGACGAGGTTTATGACAAAACGGTTGAGGGCTATGTGATTGAGATGATAGATGTTCTTCGTGGTGATGCCGTTTGGGACGAAGATGGTGCGGCTGATTATATTGAACTATAGTGAGCTAAAGTTAAAAGTTAAAAATCAGTGTTAATCAGTGAAATCTGTGGCTAAAAAAAGGAGATTTGAAAATGGAAAGAAGATGTGAATACTGCGAATGGTATGAGAAGGAAAATTACGTATCGTACCTTGCAAAAGAGGAGTGGGATAAACTCAAAGCCGAAGGATGGTCTATAGAAGCTATACAAAACAAGATTGACGAAGAATGTGTTTATGGTTTTTGCCACAGGTATCCACCAAATGATGATAGTGAGAAGATAGATGTTCCTCAGCCCCAACGAATTTGGCTTGATGGCTGGTGTGGCGAATTCAAGGCGAAACAAAAACTTTAGGCACTTTACATTTTAGGCACTTTAGGCACTCTAAAACTATAACCATGGTACAGACGCTTACAACACGAAAGGACACGAAAAGTGAGGGGTGAATTGTGAAAAAAAGTGTAGTAACGTGACATAACGCAAGATAAGTTTTTTAACGAGGAGTAATTATGAAAATCGAAATCGAATTTACGGAAGAATTGTTGGGAACACTGCCTGGTGATAAAGAATTGGTAGAGGAGTTTATCACAAGCAATCACCCTGATGGTATTCAGGATGACGAAATAGATGCCATACCTGAACAAATTAAAAAGGCCACGACATACTTTTCGAGAAACGGCGATGATTTACCCATATTATGGGATTATCAGGTCAAGGGCTTTTTCAAGGATTCCTGCAGTATGCTGAATCGCACGAAAAAACATGGACTGAAAGCCCATAAGAAGGCGATTGATGGCCTGATTTTCGTAACGCCGAGACGGATTCCGCTTGAATTACCTAAAGATGGTGAACTTTCTTTTTGCGAACGTCCGTTACGGGCGCAGACAGCACGAGGTGAGCGGGCTGCTTTGGCAAGGTCGGAAACCGCGCCGGTAGGGACTAAAATCCAGATTGAAATTCTTGTATTGAATAAAGATTTAGCACCCTTTCTCAAAAAATGGCTTGATTACGGGGCCTTACGTGGTCTTGGTCAGTGGCGTAACAGTGGGAAAGGACGTTTTATCTGGCGAGAAATAACATAGCAATGGCGGCGCCAAGCGCGGCGGGACACTGCTTGGCACAGCAAAGGCAGAGCTTGGCAAAGCAAGGCAAAGGCTAAGCGCGGCATGGCTTAGCAAAGCAAAGGCGAAGGGGCGGATGATGCTGTCCGCCCTTTTTATGAAAGGACATTGAAAATGAAAAAAAGTAAAGAATTTATCGTTCGGCGATGGAGATTTATTTCTAATCGGCCAGGTCGAAAAAAAGTAGTCCGTAGGTTTCTTGTCCTTAGTTTTCTTAATGGTAGGTGCGTAGCAAAATATATATGTTATCGTCCTTTTTTACGTTTCTATGGTATAAAACTTGCCCCTGGCGAAAGCAAACACATTAAAATAACTATTGAAGAAGTGAAAACATAATCAGTGTTAATCAGTGAAATCTGTGGCTAAAAATAAAAAAAAGATGCAGAGGCGCAAAGGCACAAAGGCACAAAGCAATAAGGCAGTGATTGCCGCTTCGCAGCTCATCGAGACCCAGAAAGAGGCCGCCGAATACGCCGGCGTCAATACCCGGACAATCCGGCGGTGGGAAGATGAGGGCATGCCGAAGACCGAAGATGATTTCTATATTAGAAGCATGCTCGATATATTCAAAGCCAATAAGGGCAGCCAAATTACCGAAGATAAAGCCCGGCTGCAAAGCGCTGAGGCAAATTACAAAGAGACGAAGGCGAAACTACTGGAAATCGAATTGAAAATCAAGCAGGGGCAGTTACTGCCCCTTGAGGCAATCGAGAAAGCCCGAATCGCAAGAATATTAGCGGTCAAACGCGCCTGGCTCGGCCAGGGCAGGAAACTTGCGAAACGATTGGCAGCCCTTAAAGACCCGCGGAAGATACAGGCACTGCTCGATGACGAGAATCGGATGATTATTACCGGCTTCACCGGGAACACGAAAAGTGAGCTAAAGTGAGCTAAAGTTAAAAGTTAAAAATCAGTGTTAATCAGTGAAATCTGTGGCTAAAAATAAAAAAAAGATGCAGAGCCGTAAAGGCACAAAGGCACTCTAAAACTATAACTATGGTACGGACGCTTACGAAAATCTGGACGGAGTCAGAAAAGGCCGCCTGGCGGCTGCCGGAAAAAATAACCGTCAGCCAGTGGGCGGACAGGCACCGCGTCCTCGATAGTCGGACCTCGGCAGAGCCCGGGCCCTGGCGAACGGACAGAACGCCCTACCTGCGGGGGATTATGGATTGCTTTACCGACCCGGAAGTAGAAGAAATCACCGTTGTAAAGCCCCCGCAATCGGGTGGGACAGAATCGCTCTATAATATGTTGGGCAATTGCATTTCCGAAGACCCATCGCCGGCGCTATTGGTAATGCCCCGCGATGAAGATTGCGATTATGCGGTGGAGAACCGGCTGAGGCCGATGGTCCAGGCAAGCAGTGAGCTATCAAGCCATACGACCGGCAGGAGCTGGGACTTGAGTAAGCGGGAATTCTTTTTCGATAGAATGACGCTCTACTTCGCCGGCAGTAATTCACCGGCGGGATTAGGTACGAAGCCGATACGTTACCTGTTCCTCGATGAAACTGATAAATACCCGCCATTCGCAGGCAAAGAGGCGAACCCAATCGATTTGGCGACAAAGAGGACCATTACGTTCTGGGACAGGAAAATCGTTAAAATATCGACGCCAACTACAGCCACCGGTCATATAACCATCTCGTACAAACGCTCCAATATGCAGCGGTATTATTTACCGTGTATTCACTGCGGAGAGTATCGGACTTGGAAACACGTTCAGTTGAAGGTTCCCAAAACACTTCGGGACCCGGACGAAATACGCGAAAAACAGGATGTGTGGTACGAATGCGAGGTTTGCGGCTATAAGTTCCGAGAGGAGGTTAAAGAGAAGCTCGTTGCAGCGGGTATATGGCTGCCTGAAGGACAGACGATCGCTCCCGATGGCAATGTTCACGGTTTGGCGAAACGCTCGAAGAGACGCAGTGGCTTTAGTTATTCAGCCCATATAAGTCCGTGGGTCAGTTGGTCCGAGATTATGGCGCAATGGTTCGAGGCCAATACCGAAGAAGGTATCGCTATCGGGAAGTTAATGGACTTCAAAAACGCCATATTAGCCGAACCGTTCGAGGAGACGGGAAGGAAAATCAAGTCGAGCCAGCTTCATAAATTAAAGGGCGGATTCAATAAGGCCACCGTGCCGCCGGAGACGCTCGTTCTGGTCGCCGGCTGCGACTACCATAAATCGAAGGCGCGGGGCATTGTGCGAATCGATTACGAGGTGCGGGGGTTCGGGTACGGGATGCGAAACTGGGTTATAACCACCGGCTCGGTGCCGAGCTTCGATAAACTCGATGAAGAAATACTGCTAAGCCCGTTCCCCTGGGCGGATGGTATGAGCAATGAAGAAAAACCGTACTTAGCGGTGATGGTAATGTTCATCGATTCCGGCTACGAGCCGGACGATGTTTACGAATACTGCCGGCAGAGGCCGGGATTTACCATACCGACGAAAGGGGAGCCCGGGCCGCGATTGAAACCACTACAGCCCTCGGACCTGGAAACGGCCACCGAGTACCGGCTGAGGCATAAAAAGGTAAGGTATAGGGGGATGCAGCTTATGATTGTAGATACATTCTACTTCAAGAACCAGGTGACAAGCTGGGTCGAGGGACGAAGGGACGAAAACGACAAAATTATCGCAAAAACCCTTACATCGTTCTACGATGAGATACCGTATTACTACTTCACCGAATTTACGAACGAGCAGAAGATTAAAGTCCGCGATACGAGGGGCAATGCACGCTGGCTCTGGAAGCTAGTCGGTACCGGAGTACCTACGCACTCACTTGATACGGCTGTCCTTTGCGCAGCAGCCGGATTCTATAAGGGTGTGCATTATCTGAAAAGGCCCGGAGAAAAAAGAATAAAACCGGCTGCGGCAAAGAAGAAAAAAATCACATTGTCCGAACTGCAGAGAAGAAGAAGAATGAGATAGGTAAAAGTGAGCTAAAGTGAGCTAAAGTGAACTAAAGTTAAAAGTTAAAAACAATCCATAACTTTAGGCACTTTACATTTTAGGCACTTTAGGCACTCTAAAACTATAACTATGAGTAAAAAACAAGGAATAAAATGTCCCAGGTGTGGATGCACTGATTTTCGCACGGAAGGAGGTCATCCCTGGGATACGGTGAAAACGGTGAATATCCCGGGAGCGGTGCGCAGGTATAAAATATGCCGGTACTGCGGCAAAAGGGTGAGGACGAAAGAGACGATAGAGAAATGAAAAATAATCCACAACTTTAGGCACTTTACATTTTAGGCACTTTAGGCACTCTAAAACTATAACTGGCAGCCACCGGCATATTGCGAGAAAAATATGTTAAAAATGAATATTTTGGTACAGATGTAGCCCAAATGCTTCAAAATCAGCAAATTTCACCATTTTTGTGTTGACCACTTCTGAGTACTTGTTAGATACTTGATATATGGTTTGAACGTAAATTGAAAATTGAATACTGGGTTCAATTGCCTGTCGGCGGGTGGGCAGTTGACGTAAGAACAATTAAAGCGGCAAGTAGGTGCCTACTCACTTACTTGTCGCTTTTTTTGTTGCCCGAAAAACGCAATACGCGATACGAGATACGAATTATGAGTGCCAGCTATACGACAATCATAGCGACGATTGATGATGCGATAAATGACTGGGCGGGAAAACCGGTGCAAATAACCTCGGCGTCCGGCCGGTCGATAACGTATCGAAGTTTGAAGGAACTGCTCGATGCGAGAAAGCATTACGCACACCTGGCGGCCAAATCGAATAACGCAAAGGGCTTTACGATAACACATTTGAAATCAGGCGGAGCACGGAGTTAATTGCCTATTTGAATAATGAAGATACTGGGATTCAATATAATACGTAGTAGGCGACCAACCGTGGCGAGGCCCCGTCTGGATAGGCCGACACGCAATACGAGAAGCTACGACGCCGCCGCGACCAATCGCCATAACGCAAACCACTGGCTTTATGCCGATGCACGCGATGCCGACAGTATCATCTTCGCGGACCTTGCGACACTGCGAAACAGATGCCGCTATGAAATGCGTAACAACTGTTATGCCTCGGGAATCGCAGATACACTCTCGGATGATTTGGTGGGCACGGGACCTATACCGCAGCTCGATTCAGGAGATATTGATTTCGATAAAGAGCTGGAGGATAGATTCGCGGGCTGGCGTGAGGACTGTGATATTAGCGGTCAGGAGTCTTTGCAGGAAATGCTATGGCAAATGTGCGGGATTGAGCAGTGCCAGTCGGGAGAGGCCTTTATCGTTTTGCAGTCGGCACAGAGCGCAGAAACAAAATGGCCGGCGGTAAACAAAAAAGAAGTAACGCTGCGATTGCAGCTTGTCGAGTCCGATAGAATAGCGACGCCCGGCGATTTGTTCGGTCAGGTGTTCATCAACGATAAAATCAGGGATGGTATCGAGGTCGATGAAAACGGCAGGCGGCTTTTCTATTACGTATTAAAAAAACATCCCGGCTCATCTTATGCCATCGGCGGGTTCGGCGAATATGATAAAGTGCCTGCGGCCTACGTTATACACCTCTATCGGCCCAGGCGGGCGGGCCAGACGCGCGGTGTGCCCCTGTTCACGCCGGCATTGGCGATATTCGCACAACTGCGAAGGTTCACATTGGCGACACTCGATGCCGCCGAGCAGGCGGCCAATATGGCCGGGGTAATGGAATCGGAGATGAGCGGCGAGGAAGAAGATGTTACCACGGTGGGTGATGAGATTGAAATACCTCGCAACTCACTGCTCGGCCTGCCTGCCGGTACGAAAATGGCACAATTAAAGGCCGAACATCCGGCGGGGACCTATAAGGAATTTAAGAGAGAGCTGCTCAATGAGGCGGCACGATGTATAAGTATGCCGTTCAACATCGCAGCGGCCAACAGCTCCGGGTATAACTATGCCTCGGGCAGATTAGACCATCAGAGCTACTTCAAATCAATTAAAAATGCCCGCGGCTGGATAACACGTAAAGTGCTCAATAGAGTATTTTTTGCCTGGTATAAAGAGGCAATACTGCTGCCGGATTTTTTCAAGGGCAGGGCGAAAAAGCAAATCCGGTTAGAATGGTTCTGGCCGGGTTTCGAGCACGTGGACCCGAAAAAAGAGGCGGCTGCACAGAAAATCCGACTGGCAAACCATACGACAACGCTCGCATCCGAATTCGCATCGCAGGGCAAAGACTGGGAACGCGAAATCCGCCAGTCGAAAAAAGAACTGGATTTAATGAAGGAGCTGGGGGTTATCGATGAAGGTGAGCATAAAAATGAAATGGAAAATATCGCCCGTGCGGTCCGCACAGGAGTGCCCATAGCGGTGACGGAAGCGAGGGCGGCGCTGGGATTCTCAGAAGAGCCGCCGGAAGGGAAACAACTGCGATTCAACGACCAGGATGTGCTGCAGTACCATATCGAATCGGGAATTCTTACAATAAACGAGGTTAGAGCGGTGCTTGGATTAGATGCAGTTAAGTGGGGTAATGTGGCTGTACGGAAAAACGGTGTCAACTTGGTAAGTATTGGCAAAGACCAAGAAAAAGATGATGAAGAAGATAATGATAATGGAAATGGGAACTAAAGTTAAAAGTGAGCTAAAGTGAACTAAAGTGAGCTAAAGTTAAAAGTTAAAAACAATCCATAACTTTAGGCACTTTACATTTTAGGCACTTCAAAAGAGGAAACGGAAAATGAATAAAAATAAAAAACAACGGCAATTGAACGGCAATGGTTCCCGCAGCGGCGGCATGCCCAATGTGCCGAACGCCCGGCACAAACGCGAATTAGTGACACGGAGTTATACCGTCCGCGTTGAAACGATGGACGAAAAGAACAGGTCTATTGAAGCTATATTAGCGACCGAAGCACAGGTCGAAGTCTTCGACTGGTCGCGGTGGGAAATAATAACAGAGGTACTGCTGATGTCGGGATGTCGGCTGCCTGCAAACGGGCAGGTCCCCTTGCAGGACAGTCACGACAGAACGACGGTGCAGAAACAGTTAGGGTCCTGTCGTAATCTCAAAATCGAAGGAGAGCAGCTCGTTGGGCGAAATTTTTTTTCAAGCTCATCCGTAGCCGAGCATCCGTGGACCCTGGTTAGAGAAGGTCATTTAACGGACAACTCTATCGGCTACAGGGTCTATCAGTCAACAACGATAGAAAAAGGTAAAAGTTTCGAGGTCATGGGCAAGCAATTTACAGCGCCTATCGACCGCAGCCTGAGAATCGTTAGCGACTGGGAGCTCAAAGAGAACAGCGTCTGCTCGGTCGGGGCCGATGAGGCGGCGAAAAACAGAAATGAAAATATCAATTTTAATCGAAAGGAACTCAATATGGATTTCAAAAAATGGTTAGAAGCTCGAAGCCTGGTTTATAACGACCTGAGCGAAGAGCAGAGAACGAAATTGCAGGCCGATTTCGAGGCCGAGCAGAAACGAGCAACCGATGAGGAAGCGGCGAAGAAAAAGGCCGCCGCTACTCCGGCCGCAAAAAGAACGGCAGCGGATGGGTCGCCTGCAAAGACGAGCGATGAAAAACGTTCAGCCGATGAGATAGCGGCCCAGGCCGCCGAGGCCGCCGTTAAGGCCGAACGTGAAAGAGTAAATACTATCCGGACATTAGCCGGTGACGATGTGCCTGCCGAGCTAATCGAAAGATGTATCTCGGAAGGGACGGGTATCGATGAGGTCCGTGCCCAGGTGCTGGAAGCCGTTCGCAAGAACAGGCCGAAGGTCGGCGCACCGGCTGGAATTGTTAATAACAGCCAGATGACCAGACAAACTATCGAAGATGCGATACTGCTTCGGGCGGGCTTTGATGACGTTGTCCTGGCCGACAAGGCAGAAGGCGCCAAAAGGGCCGAGATTGCAGATAAGATGCAGGACATAAACCTGCTGGACGTCTGCCGCCATGCAATCATGCTCGAAGGACAAACGATACCAGCCGGTCGTGAAGATACTATCAGGGCCGCATTTTCGACAAGCTCACTCGCCATTATCCTCGGTGCTATCGTCAATAAGAGCTTGTTAAAGGGCTATAACGATGTTCCGCAGACGTGGATAAAATGGTGTAATATCGGCTCGGCTCCTGACTTCAAGACCATTACGCGGGCCCGCCTGACCGATACCGGCTCGCTCGAAGAAGTCGGTTCCGGCGGCGAGGTTCACTACGGTGGTGCCGAAGAAGAATACGAGCAGTACAACATCTCAACGTATGCGAAGAACTTCGCCGTTACCCGTCAGCAGATTATCAACGATGACCTCGGAGCATTGACCCGGCAGCCGCGGAATATGGGTATAAGAGCCAACCAGAAAGTGGCCGACCTGGTATATACGAGTCTTTTAGCAAACAGCGCTATGCAGGACACCGTTGCACTGTTCCATGCTACTCACAGCAACCTCAATACCACGGCTGCTCTGGCTGCTGCAACCCTTCGGGCTGCGATAACGGCTTTCTACAAACAGACCGACAAGGACGGCAAGCCCATCGGAATAGCACCTAAGTACCTGGTTGTGCCACCCGATTTGATGCTGTTCGCAATGGAGCTCACCAAGTCGGCTGCGATTATTATTGCAGGTACAGCAGCGGCTATAACCGAACGCGGGGCGCATAATGTATTGGCCGATTTGATGCTCGAGGTGGTAAGCGACCCGAGAATGTCGAACAGCACCTATACTGGTTATTCGACTACGACCTGGTATCTGACGGCCGACCCGAGAGTGACAGATACGCTCGAAGTGGCGTTCCTTAACGGGAAGCAAACGCCAACGCTTGAACGGTTCAACCCCGGTCCGGACAGGATGGGACTTGTCAGCAGGGTTTATCATGATGCAGGCGTTAAGCCGCTTGACCACAGGACGATGCAGAAAAATACGGCGTAAAAACAGAGTTTATTGTTTATGGTTCATAGCTCATAGACTAAGAACAACAAATACTGAAAGGTAAGATAATGGAAGAACAAATTATCAAATGTCCCTGTGGACAGGACAATCATCTGGTCTTGTCAGATGAGGGTTTGCGGTACAAAGTTGAACCGCACGGCAACGGAGAACCGTGCAATGGACTCTGCTTTAACTGCCAAAAGCCCCTGGCCGAGCTTATAGTCAAGGAAACTCAGGTTGTCGATGAAGTTACCGATGATGATACGGTCGAACTTGAAAAGATGAGCAAAGAAGAGCTGTACGAGCTTGCTGTCGGATATGGAATCGATGTGCCTGATACGCTTGGCAAGAAAAAGCTCATCAAGCGGATTGAGGAGTTTCAGGCGGCTAATGCGGCAGAAACGCGGATGGACACAGACGTAAATACGGACTGAACAGTGTTCCCGTTAGTGTAGTAAGTATTTAAGAAATTAGTGTTAATCAGTTTTTTCGAAAGGATAAAATTATGGATGCAGAAGCTAAATATTCACAAGCCGGCGAGGCGGTCGATTATACGCCGACGGCGGTGCGTACGGCCGGGCAGGTAGTGCAAATCAATGATGGCCGTGCCGGAATTTGTGTTGACGCCATTGTGGCAAACGTAAAAGGCGCTGCGCAGGTCAAAGGGATAGTCGAAATCAAACAGAAGGCCGAGATAATTGCAGCCGGTACAATAGTCGGCTGGGACGAGGATGGCGACCCGTACGGAGGTACGGCGGGGACGGGAGCCGTTACCCAGTATCTGGCCGATGCCGACTTTATAGTCGGTAAAGTGCAGACAACTACCACGGCCACAACCAAGACGGCCAAGGTGGACCTCAACGAAATCGGCCAGTCCGGCCCGGTGGTTTATACGGCCCGGCTAACGGCTGCGCAAATGCTGCTGCTGGCGACAACGCAGATAACATTAGTACCTGCCCCAGGCGCAGATAAGGTCGTTCAGGTACTCGGTATCCAGGGGATTCTGGATTACGGTTCAGAGGTATTGGCCGAGCCCAGCGCTCCTGATGACCTGGAAGTTGTTTACGATGCCGCCGGCGGCACGTCGATAGCTGCCATCATCGGTGATTTCGTTATAGGCAGCGCCGATGCCATAGCCCAGCCGCAAATTAAGGATATTGCCGGTGCGGCGGTGACAACAATGGTCAATAAAGCGGTGGTGCTCGATAACAATGGCACAGATTATACCGGTAACGCAACCGGTGATACCGTCTTTACATTCAAAACGACCTGCGTGGTCAATAAGTGCGAATTGAGCTAATCTTCAGAGATAACGAAAGATGAAACGAACTGACCCTGCACCGGGCACTTCGCTTCGGTGCAGGGTTGATTACGGAGATATGCAAATGAGCGATAAAACGCCGGAAGAACGTATCGGTATAAACGAGTCGGACATTACGACACTCAAAGGCAGCGACCGAAAGCAGTGGGAAGCCATCAACAAATTACAGAATCGGCTGCCGAACTGGGCGGTGTTTGTAATCGCCGGTCTGTCGGGCGCTCTCGGCTGGTCGCTGCAATACGCATCCACGGCAGTTAAATTAGCGGGCAAATAAAATGTCAACTATAGCTGAACATCTGGCAGAGATTGAGCGGCAGATACATCAGTTGAACATAGAAGGTCACGTAACAGAAGCCGATGAGTTCATAGTTATCTCTGACCTTGAAATAGCTATTCACGAGGTCAGGAAGGTTTTCGAGCGGATGAAAAAGGATGTCTGATAACAAGTTTGGATTAAGCAAGAAAACGAACGTTGCCATCGCGGCCATAACGGCGATGGCCGTAACAAAAGATTCGCTGCAGGCGGTGGTCGCGGTCGTTATTATCGCCGGCCTGGCTATTACCTATCAGTTTATTCTTGATTGGAGAAAACAATGAAGATAGAAGTAAAAATAGACCGTAAACAAATCCATCATTTTATTGAAGACGGTAAAGACATTCTTCAATTCGGTGTCCGGTTTCCCGAGTATCCTAATTTACCGACATACGGATTACGAGTTGATTTCCCTATCACCAAAGAGAAGGTTATTGATGCCATAAGGATAGTAGCGTTGAAAGCTAAAGCACAAATGAAGCGGGATGAAATTATTCGTAGTCAACTAAATGAAGTTGTAAGCTTTAACATTGAGGTATAATTATGCCCTGGATTTCACCAGCCCGACATTCTGGAGACCATTGGAATGATGAGGCATTGGCTTATGACGAAGATACAGATACTTATGCTGAGTCATCCGCTATTTGGCCTGAGGGATGGTCAGATACTATACAGTATTTTTGCGATGTAATACTCTGTGATAAGATAAGGTTTTGGGCTGATTCTGCCGGTGGTAAGTTAACGCCTGTAAGGATTAGGTTGCTATATAGCGATGCTTGGCATGATTTCTATGAAGGTGCTTGGAGTGAATTATATTGGCATGAGATACCCCTCAGTCCATCGCAAAACGTTGCAGGAATACAATTTGAATTTTATAATAGCGGTAGTACAAATAATGTAGCGAAATTACACGAAGTTGATTTTTGGGAAGTTGAGAAAGGTTTTGCAGCAGGACAAGAGGTTTAAGAAATGAAAAAGATTTTAATAGCATTTTTGGTTGATTCGTTAAACATTTTAGGATCGATTTCTATATAGGAAAAATTATGATAGCGAAACATATTCCTATCCATAAACCAAAAGGCACAGCCACAATGGTTGTTGCTCCCACAGGAGCTACGGCAGAGCAGAAACGAATGGCAGATTATGTCTGCGATGGCACTGCTGATGAGGTTCAAATCAATGCTGCGATTGTAGCGTGTGCGGCAGCCGGTAACAGAGCTAATGGGATAGTAGGCACGGGGGGTGAAGTTCACTTGTTGGCCGGTTCTTATTACATCGCAGCTCCGATTGGTATGCTCACAAGAGTAAGTCTAATCGGACACGGTAATTTACAGAGTGTTCGCATAAACGGCGGTGATAACTGTGGCAACGGTATTTACTTCAAGGCGTGGGATGCTGCCAACAGCAGTATTGGTGCTGATGAACGAGGGCAGTTCAAGATAGCCAATATGGTTATCAATCTATCGCTTACTCAATCTGCTGCAAGCTGGGGCATCTACATCGATAATGACGGCACGGAATATATTTACGACTGTATATTCGATAATGTTTATTGTGGTGCTGCCAAAACTGGTGGGATGTATGTAGGAAAGGAATGGGCTTCTCATTACGATAATTGCACTTTTGAAACTGGCGGCGGTGATGGCCCTGGCTTTCAATCGGACGGCCCTGTTGGGAGCTTTTTTAACGGTTGTTATTTTGCACACAACGTAGGACACGGTTGTTATTTGGCTGGGGCAGGAAATGGTAATAGTTTTGTTAATTGTAGCTTTGATGATAATGGTGATGCGGGGGATGCTTCAGACGGCCTTTATTTGAACCACGCTTCACTCAACAGGACTTTTATTGTTAATTGTTCTGCGGTAGATAACTGGGGCTGTGGTTTTTATGTAGGTCAGGGATCAAAGGCATTATTTACGAATTGTCTTGCTTATAAAAATAACCATTCTGAAGTTTGGGGTAGGGCGGGTTTTAGAATAGGTGGTTTGACAATTTACGATTGTATTTTGACGAGTTGTTTGAGTATTCAAAATGATGGTGCAACACCGGCTTCACCACCTACTGCAAGTGGTTGCGGTTTTTACATTGGTGGGCCACGGAATCAGATGATTGGTTGTTATAGTTCTGGGAATGCTTATGGAGTGTCGATGGACGCTACTGCTGTGCAATGCAAGATTGATGTCAGATTTGACCAGACGGCAAACAGCCACGTCAGTGAATGGCGTTATTTTGGTGGGACGCAACAATCCACTGGCCGACACTTTCAGGATGTTTTCACCGATGTTGCTGCCTTAGATACAGATGGTGTTCACGCAGCAATAACGCAGACCGATGCTGCACAATCGATTACTACCGGCATTACGAATCCGGCAGTTCCACGGAACGTAACGGTAACCGGCGATCGAAAAGCCGAGGGAACTGTTCTTATTCAGGGTGTTACCGCTGATGGTAAGGTATTCGATGCGACTTTATGTGATGAGCATATAACTGTTTCTGCTGGTAATACAGTTCAAGGTAATATCGCCTGGTCAAAGATTACGAAAATCACTATTCCCATCGATACTTCTATTCCAATAGCAGGGGTCATAACTATTGGTTGGGGCGATAAGTTAGGGCTTTCTAATGTGATTTTAGCGACTGGCGACGTCTATAAAATCGTTTTCAATAACGCTGATGATGCTCTAACTGATTATACGCTCAATGCTGCTTACGGAACTGTATTGCCGACTGCGGCGATAAATGCGAATGACGACTTTGTGATTTATTACAAAGGGTTTTAGATATGGCTGGAAATGAAATCAAAGTTAATTACCTATCTGGCTACACCTTATACGCTATGATTCGTAATGACGCTGGTAATGTAAACATCGTAGCTGGTGCTACATTCGAGGCATACACTGCGGCAAATATAGCCAACTATGATATTGCCTTAACTGAAAACGGTGATGGAGGCGGGCATTATGTTGGCAATTTTAATGTCAATCTTAATGCAGCTGGTCGGTATTTGATTCAGATATTTTTGCAAGCGGGTGGTGTTATTGCTGATAGTGATATTTGTATTGCAAATCAAGATATAGTTTGGAATGGTTCGGCGGAAGTATATGTTATCAGCACTGATGGAAGAGTGGATATTGGGAAATGGCTTGGAGTTGCTCCTTTGAATTTGACATCTCAGTTTGTTCAGACAGACGCTAAAAAGATAAATGGTCTTGTACCTATGACTTCAGCAGATGTGAACACTCAAGCTGATTTGGCTTTGAGTGATGCTGGTGTTAATGACCCACCAACAAGGGCGGAATTGACAACAGATAAAGATTCGATAATTACAGAAGTAAATGCAAACGAAACAAAAATTGATATTGTCGCAGCTTATTTTGATACAGAAATTGCAGAGATTATTGCGGCGATAGCTGCCTTAAATGATATAGCAGCGGCGGACGTAGTGACGGCTTTGATGGCTGATACCGGAATTACGGCTGGCGGAGTTTGGACGTTCGAGAAGGCGATTAAGGTCATGGTCGCTATGCTCGCAGGAAAAGTTCAATTGAAAAGCGGACAAAATTCGGTTTATGAATTCCTCGACCCCGACGATGGTACAACGGTAATCGCGGAATTTACATTATCGGAGAGTTCGCCGTACAGGGCGATTAGCGTTTTATGATAAGTGCGAGCGATATAATTTCGGTGGTTACTTTTGGCCTGTTCAGAGTCGGTTCTGCAGGTGCTGCCGTAACTGTAACGACTGATTTCGATGATAGTTTGATAGCGGCAAATGAAGAGTTTTTGGCGACTTTCGGTGAAACGATTACCTATTACCCGAAGGTCGGAGCGAGCAGGGAAATCGTTGCAATCGTGGACAGGGAGCAAATAGATAATCTGGATGGCGCTCCTTACGGCCATAGCCCGAGGTTGGTAATTTCGATGTCGAACAATTCCGACAACGGAATATCAAGCACAGAAGTAAATACGGGGGGAGATAAAGTTGAATTGGCCGTGAGGTTAGGCGAGACAGCCCAGCAAAGAAGAATAACAGAGATACTTAATCAGGATGCGGCGATGCTCGAATTAAAGGTGAGATAATTACGGACGTTGAAGTAAAATTCGATGAGAAAAAATTGCAAGGGGTACAAAAGCTCCTTCGTGATATTCCGAAGGAGATGCCGAAGGTTATGGGCAGGGCTATCAATAAGACGGCGACTTCGGGGAAGGTAGAAATTGCACGCAGAATTGGAAGTAAAGTGAACATTAAGCAAGGTTCAATAAAAACTAAAATCACAAAAGACAAGGCAACTTATACTCGCTGGCAGGCGGTTTTGGGAATATCGAAAAAACGAATATCGCTGATTAGTTTCAAAGGTACCAGTCAGACGAAAAAGGGTGTTAGATACAAGATAGATACCAGCGGAGCTCGTAAATTAGTGCCATCGGCATTTATAGAGGCCCCACGGCGCACGGGCGTTAAAGGTGTTCTTAAACGAATGACGGAGAGCAGGTATCCATTGGCCTGGCTCAGAGGCCCCTCGCTCGGCGAGGTATTCGAGGGTGCCGTCGGTATCGCAAAAGAGGTGGTAGAGTCCACACACAAAAAATTAGAGCGTAATATCGATGACCAGATTAAATACGTGCTTACTAAGAGAAAGGCAGTGGCTTAATGAGCACTCCGTTAATTGAAAATATTGCTGAAAATATCAAGGATGTGATTAACGCCATTACTACCGGTAATGGCTTCGAACAGACACTTACCGCCATAAGGCCGAGACGTAACGACTTTAGTGATGTATCTCCGGACGACCTTACGGTCCTGATAAAACAGGCGGACGAGGAAGAATCGCAATCGGCAATCAGCACAAAAGAATGGCTGCAGCCGTTTGCGCTCATGGCAATTGTAATCGATAGCGACAACGCAACCGAATCCATCGATACCCGCCGCAATAAGGTCAGAGCAGATATTCAAAAAAAACTGCTTGAAGACCATACACGAGGAGGCTACGCAATCGACACAATTATCCTGCCGTCTGTCGAATTCGATGACGGTAAGGGCTTTACCGGAATAGCCGTAAGAATTGCGGTTCAATACCGCACAAATGAGGACGACCCTTATACGAAAGCATAAATTTTAAGGAGAAATATTATGGCACTATCAGCGCCACTATTAACGCGAAAAAGAGTAATACAGGTGAAAATCGAGGCGGACAAAGGAACGGCCGAGACCACCGATTTTGCCGATGTCCTGGTTTTCGATTTGGAAATCAACCCTACCAGTCCATTCGAGGAACGCAAGGGTTCAGGCCTTTATTTAGGCCATAAGGAAAAGGGTATTCTCGCCGAGCTAAGCGGTAACTGCACGTTCAGCGCCGAGCTTCGCGGTAACGGCACTGGCGCAATGGATGCGGGGCTTTCGATACTTCTGCAAGCTTGCGGGCTGGCAAATACGGCAGAGACCTATCAATTACACTCAACTTTCGCCAGCTTTGAGACCTGCACAATCCACGTCTTCGAGGATGGCGTCAAGAAAATACTGCACGGCTGTATGGGCAACGTCAGTTTCGAAGGTGTAGCGGGTGGGCGAATAATGTGCAACTTTGATTTCTCCGGTATCTGGAATGCTCCGACCGATGTAGCGCTGCCGGCTTATACCCCGGGCACTGAGACACCGCCCCGGCTCGCAAGCGGGACATTTACTTTGGCTACTTTATCCATCCAGATTTCCAAGTTCGGACTTGACCTCGGCAACAATGTTGTAATGCGGGCCGACGTGGATGGTGTCGGCGGGATTGCGTATTACATGATAACCGATTACGACCCTGTTTTGAGTATCGACCCGGAAGCCGACCTCGTGGCCGGTTACGATTTCTTCGGAATATGGTTAGCCGGGACCGAAGCGGCGGTATCGCTTGTTTTAGGCAGCGGGGCAGGAAAGCAGATTACCTTTACTATCCCGAAAGTTCAATATCGGGAAATCAAAGAAGCCGACAGAGAAGGTATCCAGATTTACGATATAACCGGCCAGTGTAATCACAGCACCGGCAATGACGCCGTTGCCATCGCCGTGGCAACTGCATAAGGAGATTTACAAGGCATGAGTATGGATATTATTAGGCAGGCGATTCTGAAGCATCGAGGCGGACTCCAAAAAGCAACCGATAGCGAGCTTATGATTATATGGAACTCGCTCGATGAACAGATGAAGGAACAGTATCTGCAAAATATAAGAGAAAGGAAGGGCAAAAATGCCGTTAGCGACACGACCAAACGCAACTTACAAAATAGTCCTTAGCACTGATAGGGACTTGCCAAAAGAGAAACAGCCGGTCTTTGTCTTTCGGTATTTAAGTATTTTAGAGTGGGAAGGAATTGCTCAGCTCAACGACAAATTCGAGGAAGCCGGCAGCGGTGTCGAGATGATAAATCTGGCTTTTCAGGTTATCGAAAAGACCTTGTGCGGCTGGCAAAATATGAAAACGGCTTCGGGTAAAGAAATTCCCTATAAACCTAAAAAACTTAAATCAATGGTAACTCTGCAGGAAGCTACGGACCTGATGCAGGCGGCGGTTTCACAAGCGCCTTCTTTGGAGGATAAAAAAAAATTAGATTAGCCGTTGCTTTGCAGTTCGGCGGCGTGTGTAAGAATTGCCCGGGACCGATTAAATGCAAAGATAAGCCGACTGCTGTTGAACCGCTGGAAATGGAATGTGTCGGCTGCGGCGGTAACGGCTGTTTGGAATGTGATGACAGCGGCATACTCAAGATAGCCCGCTGTCCTCTGGAGCTTATAAGCGGCGATGTATGGGAAATTATTACGTTAGCTGAATTATTCGAGAAGGGCTTGCCGCCGGTTGCAGGCGGTGTTTTGGAACAGGCGAAAACTTTCGTAGAAACGGCGAAATTTATCTTTCGTGAAAAGGCATATTGGAAACAAAAAATGGGGATATTGAGCTGAGCCAGAAGTGGTTCAGGGTGGAGCTGATAAAATGGCGAAACATAGTGTAAATGTAATTGTTAAAGCCAAAGATTTGGCATCGAGAAAGTTCGCCGTAATAGGTGCGAGCGCCAAGCTTATGGGTGCGGCATTCAAAAGCGCCGCCAGTATAGCAAGAGCGACCCTTGCAGTTGCATTTAGAGTCGTTAAGCAGGCGGCTATAGGTCTTGCCGTCGCCTTTGCTTACTGCACTTACGCAGCTCTAAAACAGGAAGCGGCGGAGATTGAATTAGCCAGCGCTTTGAAAATGGCCGGTAACTACAGTGAAGATACTATGCGAAAATTGAAGGCGCAAGCCGCCGCAATACAGGATGTAACAACTTACGGCGATGAATACGTATTGTCTTTGATGAGAATAGCGATGACACTCGGTGTAACGGCGGACAAATCGGCGGATGCAGCCAAAGCCGCCATTGCACTTCACGCAGGATACGGCGGCGGACGCGGCAAGCCGGAAGTTTTTCTGCGTTATTATATCGATGCACTTCAGGGGACAGGTTCTTCGCTTGCAAGTTACGTAGTCGAAATGAAGAAAGCGAAAACCGAGCAAGAAGAACTGGCTATTCTGCAAGAAGCAGTAAACAAAAGCTGGGAGGTTGCTAAATCAAAAGCCGATTCCGCCACCGGTGCATTGAAACAAATGAAGAACAAATTGGGCGATATTGCCGAAGCAATTGCTCGACCGTTTTTACCTGCTATACAAAGTTCGGCTAATGCGATTAAGAGATGGGCAACTGAAAATGAAGCAACGATAACGTGGTGGGCGAATAAAACTTATTCTTATGTAACGCTTATAAAAGACGTGTTTCTGGATTTCGCAAAATTTATGAAAGAAGACTGGCGAGCGGCGTTGGGTTTTGCATTTGATTCTTTTCTGAAACTGCTTAAAGCAACTTTTCATTCTGCTGTCATTCTGGCAGTTGCAGGTGGTAAGGGAATCTGGAAGGGTGTCAAAGAAGGACTATTGGGAGAAGAAGGGCGAGCGATAGAAAGCCGGACTGAAACATTATATCGAAAATCAATGGTGGGAGCTGAGGCAGGAACTATTTTTGAAGGTCTTGGACCACCAATGCACCGGACAAGAACTTATTGGAAACTCCGTGAGGAGGCAAAAGAGCAGATTACAAAGGGACAAGCCGAAAAAATTATTGGAAGTAGTTTTACTGTCGCTGCTGAAACTTTTAGTGATGCTTTCAAGGCAATTCTCGAGGATATGCCTGCCGATTTACGAAAAAAAGTAGATGAATCGTGGGCAAAACACGAAGAAAGATTAGAAGCATTAGGGGGAAGGCCAAAAGAATACAGGGAGAGATGGTGGAATGTTTTGAAGAAACAATTGCTCGACGTCTGGGGAACACAGGGTGTTGCTGGCGCGAAAGGTGGATTAGCCGCTGATATGAAAAAGAGTTTTCAGGCAAGAGAGGCAGGATTTCTAACCTGGGCATTTTCACCGGGTGCAGTATTTGACACAACAGAACATAATACTGCCAAGACGGCCAAGGCCGTTAATCAATTAGTGCCCCTGTTCAAAAAGGCCGTTATCTTGTTGAATAATTTAAGCAAATCAAAACAGGTAATTACGCAATCGGCGGTAGAACTGATACAGACTAACTTTAAGTAAGGATTTTAGATTATGGCCGTTCTCAACGTAAAGGAAGACTGGCAGCGAAGAACCGCCGAAGAAAGCACAGACGGTGCTTCAGCCACTCGCGTATATACGGTTGAGTTCGATGAAGCGGACGATGTTGCGAAAAGACCGCTTATGGCGCTCTATGCCACCGGTATCCCCCGCCGATACCAGGTGCATCCGTATAATGCCTGGCTTTATGTCAGAAACAAAACGGTTAATACTATCAGCACCTGCGTTTATGAAGTAACGGTCAATTATGATGTTCGGTCGAGTATAGACCGAGGCAATGATTCGGACCCGTTTTTACATCCACTCGACGAAGAATGGGAAGTATCATGGACATTTGAAATTATTCAGAAAAAAATAGATAGAGATGTAAATGGCAAGCCCCTTTGTAATTCAGCCGGTGCTTCATTCGACCCGCCTATAATGAAAGATGTTTATGTTTTAGTTCTGCGAATTGACCGCAACGAAGCGGGTTATAATTCTGTTTTGGCTGCGACATTTCTTGATTCGGTCAATCTATATCCTTTCTGGGGCTTTGGTACAGGTCTGGTTCGATGCAGTATGATAAATGGCACAAAAGCACGTAAATCAAACTTGACTTATTGGAAAGTTTCTTATGAATTCAAGATTATGACGGCTGAATATCAGGGAGTTTTCGAGGGATGGAATTTACGACTAATTGATGAGGGCTTTCGAGAAATAGTTGATGGTGAACCTCAAGCTATTACCAATAATGTCGAAGGTGTTAGCATGCAGGTTGCGGAGCCGTGGCCACTAAATGGTAATGGCGTTGCTTTAACTCCGGCAGAAACAGCGGACCCTGCTAACTATTATATTCATACGTTCAAAATGTATCCCGAAAAAGATTTTACACTTTTAGGACTATAAATTATGGCTACTAAAATATGGGTTGGAACGGATACCGGAAACGAAGGCGACTGGAGCGTTGCTGCGAACTGGTTGGCTTCCGGCGTGCCGGCCAATGGCGATGATGTATATCTTGAAAATTCCAGCCAAGATGTAACGGCGGGATTTGACCAATCGGCAGTTGCACTGAGCAGCTTGAATATCGCCCAGAGCTATACCGGTAAAATCGGCGATAGCAGTAGTTATCTGCAAATCGGGGCAAGCGCCGTCAATATCGGCCAGCATCACGGTCCCGGCTCCCCGGGCGGCAGCGGCAGGATAAAGCTGGATTTAGGCACTACTACTGCCGCAGCGGTTGTAATTCAGAATACCGGCACATCGGCGGACGATAACAAGCCGCCGGTGCGATTGGAGTGTAATAATGCCGACACAACGATAGAAGTTCGCAAGGGCAAGGTTGGTATTGCCTTTGAGACGGGTGAAACATCGACTGTCGGCACTATCACGGCCAGCTACGTCAGCCAGGTCAATTCCGATGCCGATGTATTTATCGGCTCAGGCGTTACGCTAACCACATTGAACCAAATCGGCGGTGATGTGATACAGGAATGCGGAGCGACTACCGTTACGACCGAAGCAGGCACTCTAATTACAACCGGCAGCGGCGCCGTAACGACAATGAACGTCAAGGGCGGGACGGTAGAATCAAATTCTACCGGCACGATAACAGCCTGCAATATAACCGGCGGCACGGCTGACTTTACAAAGTCAGCGGCGGCGAGAACGGTAACGACGCTTAAAATTGACCCAAGCGGTGTATTGAAGTATGACCCCTCAGTCGTAACTTTGACAAATAAAATACAACCCTATTCTACAACCGGTCAGATTACTCTAACGGCGGCGTAAGCATAATGGCAAGAGAATATGTCCTATCTGAGAGGGACTATCAACGTATGCAGAATGCATTGCGCTGGTATGAGCGCAATAAGAATCCCCATGAATTACTTCGCAGGCGCAATGTAACAATCGGCGGCGGCGGCGGGAATATTAAAAAGGCTTACTGCAAAACAGCGGCTCCGGCTTCTGATGAAATTGTTTGTTATCTTAATACAGATGTGACGGGCGAGGAAATCACTGTTAAATGTCTTATAACAGGTGGAACAAAACTTGATGAAGCAATACCACTTCTTGTGATTAGTCATATAATTTTGGTAGAAAAAATTGATGATGTGTGGTGGTGTTTGTATCCGTTTCAGGCCATTGACACTACTGAACTGCAATTTGAGAGCGGCATATTATCTACCAAATTAAGTGAGTGTTAAATGAGTCGATATATCTATGGCAAAGTTGACTGGACAGATGGCGGCAAAATAAAATTTGGTGAGCCACCTTGCGATACAAGGGTGCGATGTATCTATGAAGATTTAGAAGGATGTATTGAATGGACTGGGGTGCACGCAGGCCAGGTAAAAGTAATAATTTCTTTAGCCACTCTTGAGGCTTGTAATGATACTTACTATGGGTGTGTTGATTGGACAACAGGGAAATTCCGAATAACAATTCCAGATACCTGTTGTCAGCTTGGAGACCCATGTAATTTCTGTAAAGAAGATGACCCTCCATACACCCATTATACCCCTCCAGAAGTAGAATTAACTCTTACCGGCCTTACCGATTGCGGTTGTTTTAGTTACGATGCCAATGGCTATCCATGGAGCATTAGCTATTCGGATTATGCAAGTTTCAATGGCGTATATACTCTCCCTCAGGGTTCGGAAGCAATAGATTGGTGCAAATGGATAGAGCCCGAAATCCATCCAGGCGGGGTAGGGTGTAGAAGATCTTACACTGGATATGATTGTGCGGGCGTCCCTTATGGAACTTCCTATGAATACACACTTTATTTGCTTGTTGAAAGGAAAGAATTTGAATTATATGTCTTTATAGGAGGCTGGGATACAGGGGCGAGTATATTTAAAGCTTCTGCTCCTATGTTAGGAGAGGACCCTTGTGCAACGAAAAGCAATATAGATAATGAACTTGTCTGTGACGAAACTGTCGCTACTTATGGTGGACAGGTTGATGTGGAGGGTGTTTTTACATGAGCTGCAATAAAATAACACCACCTGAATTTACAAAACAGCAAATTGATGAGTGTAAACAATGTAAACATGCAAGCGGTAAAAAAGTTTGGTGTTGTCTGTTCGGTGTATGTCTCATTGAAAGTGGTAAAATACTCGTTCCCGACAAAAGGATTAAGTACCCGTCTCTGCCGAAGATGGGAATGGGATTTGCCAAAGCAGCAGGCAGGCACGTTATGTCCGGCTTAAAGAAACGAACTGAAAAAGAACAGCAAAAGTGTCAAATGATTTGTAAAGCGTGTGAATATTATATTGAGGAGACAAAAATCGGTTCCCGCTGCAAATTATGTGGTTGCTGCACAACACTTAAAGCCCGATGGGCTACTTCACATTGTACAAAAGGAAAATGGTAAGGAGATAAATTATGGCAGTCAACTTTGGAATTTTGGTGGCGAGCTGATAACTGATAGTGGTTCTGAAATTGGGATAAATTATGATCAACCTTAGTTGTTGTGGCTTGTATTCGTTGTGGCTTGCATTCAGGCACGGATTAGTTACAATTCATTAGCATTTTCATCCTCCTCCTCCGAGGCCGTTAGGCTTGTGCCTAACGGCCTCTTTTTTTACAAACCTAAACCTACCAGAAACCCGCCAGAATAAATCTTGTGAACGTGAAAAATTTTAATCCTTCTGAACTTGTCGAGGGAAATTATAAAAAAAACTTCCTAATAACCAAATGTCCAATCAATTTTCCTTATATTTTTTTTATACCTTTTTTCGCCGTTTCCGGCTCAATAACGCTGCTTTGTGTATTATTATAATTATTGTGCTTGACTTCTGCAATTTTACGTATATAATATAGTAGAAGCGAAAAGAACTTTAACCACTTATTAGAAAGGGATGAAAAATGGACACGACCACACTGAACGAATTAAAAGCCGAGATGTACGAAACAACACAATCTGATGAACGGCGAGCATTTGCAGTCAGGATGTATGGCCTCAATTGCGTATTCGCAAAAAAGGCCGAAGCAAAAGAATTTAAGTGACTTTATGATGTTGCTACAAAACACATCTTTTGGCCTCAATAGTGCCGGAGCGAGCAAAACAGGAAGGAGCGGTCAAATGATAAACTTTCGAGAACAAATAAAAGCGAAAATGGCGGAACTCGGTATAAACTCCGGCTACGCCCTCACTAAAATAATAGGCCACAAAATAACAAATGTGGCTGTTGACAACTACCTAAAGGGGAAGTCGGAAATGACGGCAGCGAATCTCGAGCTAATTATCAATACTCTGGCCGAACTTCAAAAAACTAAAAACGCCGATTTATACAAATAACGCCATCTTATCCTTGCATTCAGGCACGGATTAGTTACAATTCATTAGCATTTTCATCCTCCTCCTCCGAGGCCGTTAGGCTTGTGCTTGACGGCCTCATTTATTACAAACCTAAAATTGCCAGAAACCCGCCAGAATAAATCTTGTGAACGTGAAAAATTTTAATCCTTTATGGGATAAAAGGTTATGAGCGATGGCGAAAAAACATTAAAGATTTTTCTGGACAAAGCCGAAATAGTAATGTAGATTTATAGTATGAGAAAAAAGCAAATAAATCTAGTTCCGAAACTAACGCAATATGAACTCTTTGTTCAAGCGCACCTCGAACACATTAAAAAAATCGGCAAAGTTATTTCTATGCAGGAATGGATTTTAGGCATTGTGGAAAAACATTCGAGGCGAAAATTAAGGTGAAAAATTACACAGGGAAAGAATGATGGGTATTCAATATCTTGCAGAACAAGCAGAATATCGTGGTGAGTTAATAAGACCACTTTTTTGTGAAACTTGTGGTAAAGAAAAAACACTTATTAGACATCATCGAAATTATGATAAACCACTTGAGATAACGTGGTTGTGCTATTCTTACCACAAGATAGAGCATTGTGCCAATAAAGAACTTCAAAACCCAGAGAATATGGGACAAAGACATCCAATCCAATTCGGCGAAACTCTATGGGAGTTGTTGGCAAAGGTGGCAGGAAAAGAGTCGCAGAAGCAAGGTAAGCATATTACGCCTGCCAAATATGCTAGGCAAATCGTTACTCAGAATCTAAAGCGTAAAAGAATTATTTGAGGTGAAAGAATGGCAATTATAGACAGGGAGCCACAAACGATGGATGAGGAAAGGGATAAATACTGCCGCCATATCCCCGATTTGTTTCACGGTTCTTACCGAAGGTCTTACCGTAAGGCAATGAAGGGTCATAGCTTACGGGAGGCGGTAAATAGTAAATGTCTCGATTGCACCTGTTGGCAGCAGGCGGAGGTGAAAGATTGTCCTCTCGTTACTTGCACACTCCATCCATATCGACCTTACAAGGCCGGTTCTTGCTCTCAGAGTGTCCACCACGGGGTAGATAAAATTAAAACTCAGGAAATACGCAATGATGGTAGTACGAGTACGGTAGCAATAATCCAGCCCCATCCTCGCAAGGAAGGATAGAATAATGAAAATCCTAAATAGACTTACTGAAGAAGTCGTCTTCGAGTCAAAACACAAAACAATGAAGAAAACAGTTGTCGCTGCGGTTGAATCCGGTGCGGACTTATCCGGTGCGAACTTATCCGGTGCGGACTTATCCGCTGCGAACTTATCCGGTGCGGACTTATTCGGTGCGGACTTATCCGGTGCGAACTTATCCGGTGCGGACTTATACGCTGCGAACTTATCCCGCACAATTCTTTGTGATGCAAAGTTCGAAAAAACAAAAATAAGTTATCGGGGGAAAGCGGTAGAGGTAAGCTTTACAGAGGTGCAATAACCCAGCCCCATCCTCGCAAGGAAGGATAGAATAATGAAAATAGGGAACAAAAAATGAAGATTCTAAAAGCCATATTCTGGATGTTCGCTGTGATTGTATTGCCCACAGAAGAATGCTGCGATAGTGCGGTGCAAGTTCAGGTCGGCGGTATTATGCGAGTTACGGCCTACTGTCCCTGTGAAAAATGTTGCGGCAGATGGGCAAACGGAATCACTGCAAGCGGACATAGAATTCAAAAAAACGCCCGCTTTGTTGCGGCACCCAAAAACATCCTATTTGGGGCAAAGTTTATTGTGCCGGGGTACAACAATAGTAAACCCGTACCGGTTCTGGACCGTGGCGGGGCAATCAACGGCAATATGTTGGATGTATTTTTCGACAGTCACCAGGAAGCTCTAAATTGGGGAGTTCAGTATCTGAAAGTAGAAAAATTCAAAAATTAGAAAGGAGTCATTATTATGGAACAGGAAAAAAATGTATTGGAATTGTGCCCCAAATGTAAGCGACAGGTATTTGCTCCTCCCTGTAAGTGCAAACTTTATTTTACCCAAATTGAAGATTGGAACGCCCCGGAGTGGGTAAAAATATACGCCGATTGTGTTGAAGATGCTGCCGAAAAAATAGCAATAATGTCCGACGAAGACGAACACGAACTTCTGCAAGGAGAAGAGGTTGAAGTAAAAGTTAATGCAAACGGCCAAATCCATACTGTAAGGGTATGGGGAGAAATCGCCCACGAATACCATACAAAAATAATAATTCCTTCGATGGGCGTTTTGTGCACCGACGATGGCCAAGTAGTCAACCCTGATAATACAAAAGACTGATTCAAATAACGGATTGAAGCTCTAAATTGGGGAGTTCAGTATCTGAAAGTAGAAAAATTCAAAAATTAAAAAGGAGTCATTATTATGGAACAAGAAAAAAATGTATTGGATCGGTTTGTTAAAGCTGTTGGTGAGAATGAAAACAATGCCATCAACGTGGCCAAAAAGGTATTGGAAAACGGCAAAGAAGATGTGACTATCAACCTTCAGCAAACAAAGGTGATGCCGGAGCGGATAGAAAGCCCTGCAAGGGCCCATATATTCCATGATGCGGAAGGCTTTATTAAGTACCTCAAGGACAACAGGACACAAACCACCCTTGTTTTGGCAGATATTGATAATGTCCGGGTGTGTGCAGTGCTTGATGATAAAGCGAAAACCGGCTTTGAAACAATAAACCTCTGTCCCCCACTACATCCGAAATTTGCTCTGCTTGAAGAGACCCTACTCAATAAAAAGATGCCTATAACAGAATTCGCCAGGGCTGTTATGCGAAACCGAGCCATTATTAAAGACACCGCTTTAATGTCAGCCAAAGACCTTGCGATGGCAATGCAGCAGATAACAGTTGCCTCTGAAACCACACAATCGATAGGCACAGGCAAAATCGCTGTCAACGGGGTTGTGTGTAAAACAAAGATTTCGGCAGGGACGGCTGAGGAAAAAATCGAATTGCCGGATTCATTTGGGGTTGAGGTGCCTATCTATCTGAACACAAAAGATAAGCAATTCGGAGTTGATATTACCGTCTCGACGATTCGAGAAGAGATTGTGGTAGATGTGGATTGTCCTGAATTGAAGGTTAAAAAGTTTGAGGTATTTGAAGAGATACTTGACCCTATCAAACAGCTTAAAAATGTATGCGTGTCATACGGGAAACTGCAAACGGTCAACTGGAAGTATAACGATTAATATTAAATCCAACTAACTAAAGTTTATACGAAAGGAAGATACTGCTATGGCAACTCAATTTTCAGAAGTAGAAATCGACGGCCTCGAACAGGGTAGATTTCTGGAGCGTTGCGAAGAGCAATTCGCAACCTTACAGGGAGAGGTTATCACCCACGTAGAGAAAATGGACAATAAGGACGGTAAAGCAGCCGGGATACTTGTTATGAAGGTGGCGATACAATATGAGAACAAGGGGTATCGAATCCTGACTGAAATTGAACGCCGAAGACCAAAAAAGAGCCATATCGGGGTAAGTACTGCTTTTATTAACCAGTCGCAAACTGGGAAAATGCAACTTTTCGCTCAGGCGGCGGGAACCACATCAGGTAATCCCAAACAGGGCGTTTTGTGTACCGACGATGGCCAAGTAGTCAACCCTGATAATACAAAAGACTGATTCAAATAACGGATTGAACCTCTTGCAAGGAGGCTTACATCAGTGTCTATTCGTGACACCAGTTTAATAGCATTAGAGAAAATCAGGCTTGAGCCTGACGAGCAGGCCGTTTTTCAGATACTGCTGGAAATCGGGCCGGCACACGATAGGCGCATACTCGAAGCCCTGAACCAAAAAGAACAAGCCAGCCTCAAACCCGCAAAACTAAAAAGGAAATGGGAAATCAATAGTGTTACCGGCCGGCGGAACTCCCTTGTCAGTATATATATCGTAAGGGATTTAGGCCCGCACAAAGGGCTCTGGCACGGCAGGAATAAAACATACCACATCTGGGCAGTCGCCGGCAATGAACGCAAACCAACAGGATGGATTCCGGTACCTAAAAAAGACTTGCCATCACCAGCGCCGGACCCTGTCCAGGCCAAACAAAATATCGAACGAATCAAACATCAGGCAGAAAAGCCCATACTGCAAAAATTAGCCGCGAGTGAAGCCGGCAGGGCCTTAGTTCAATATCGCTACGGCGAACGGCGAAAGCAAACGGCAAAAACAAGACAGATGTTATTGTTTGCGTGAAAATCAAGGAGGTACAAATTATGCAGGCCTATCGGATTGTAGATTGGAAGATCCGTTATGAAGTAACTGATAAGTCGGCCGAAGCGAAAGCAAATACTCCAATTGAAAATTTAAGAAAGGGACCTCTGCGATTTGTCCGTTCGCGAGTTTGGGGACACGTACTCGGGCCAGCATATCGATTATTAATGAAAAAGGCATTCCGTCATGGATATGGTATTGATTTGGCTACATTTGGACTGTTTCAAAAGCTCCTGGAATTAGCGGCAGACCAAGAGCGAGAATACAGGGGTTGGATCCTTGACCACAAACAACAGCCAATTGACGCGGAGCAAATACAACAATTATTGATGACTGGCGATATTGATGTTGTCAAAAGATGCATGGAATTATTGTGTGACCCGGAGATAGGATGGCTTGAACTATCCGACTTTCCCGACAATTCCCATAAAATCCTGGAATGTCCCAGCAGAGAGTCTGGGAAGCCCCAGAGCCTCACGGGACGAGGGGCTGGAAAGCCCCAGAGCCTCTCACCCGAAACAACTGAAACTGAAACAGTAACACAACACAACACAACTGAAACCGAAACGGGAAAAACTTCGGCTTCGGATTTTTCTCCTGATGTTTCGGATTCGGTTTCAGACGCTCAAAGACGATTAGCAATTCGTGAAGCAAGAGCAGCAACGGTTAAACGAATAGTCCAGATTTTACAGGTCAGCCCCGGAAATCAATCAGACATCACCACATTTCAACATATTTTTGACCAAGTCGAAAAGCGGATTATTGATGGCGAACTTACCGTCAAGATATTCGATGTGATGATTGAGACGGCGATAGATTGCCGCAGATACGGCAACGGCCGAATTGGAGCATTCGTTAACGCGATGAAAGAGGAGCGGTTCGGGTATATGCCGGTCCGCAAACGAGTAATTGGTTCGAGATTTAGTAAATATTAACTTTTTTTGAAAGGGTAAAAATTATGAAACGAATGGGAATGACAATGTGTTTGATTTTACTGTTGGCTGGTTGTGGGTCACCTCTGATGGGCTTTGGAGCTGGTGCTGTTGCTGGCGGGGCATTAAGCGGGACTCTTTCAGGTGCAGAGCAGGATTTGGAAAGAGCAAAACAGGCAAAGATTACAGAACAGCAGGCGGCACTGGAAAGATTGGCTAACGCAACGGACGAAGTTGAGAAAGCCGCATTGGCCGCAAAGATTAAAGCTCTTGAAAAAACAATAGAGACGCTGCAGGACGCTCAAATAGCGGCGAGACTTATTACTGAGGGCACAAAGACTGACTGGACTAACCCGGAGGCCGTGGGTGGGTATGGCGGCGCCGTATTAGCTTCCTTACTTGCTTTGTATTATCGCCGAAAAGAAATTGGCACAGACAAAAAATACAAAGCGGCAAACCAAGGGATGGATTTGTTTCGACTTGAAAACACCAGTAAGGCAGCGGAACTTTATAAAAATGTTGGTGATGCCCGGACAAAATTGGGTGCGTGATAAGAATGAACAGACCGGCGGCGGCGAAAGTCGATTGGCAAATGCAGGGTGCTATTAAGGAAGCCGACCTGTCAAGCGGCACTTGACACATAGCTGCGAAAATCCTGTCCGCCGGTATATTTTAAGGGATTAAAAATGTCGATTATTTACAGGCCGAAGGGTAGAGCCGCCGAATATTCGCGTCTGGCGATAAATCATTACGTCGGATGCAGTCACGGTTGTAATTATTGCTACGTTCCGGCTATCACCCGAAATGACGAATTTTTTACGAAGCAATCCGTCCGCAAAGATGTGCTTTGGCAGCTTCGCAGAGAGGCCCCGAATTTTGCGGGGACAGACGAAAGAGTGCTACTCTGTTTTAGTTGCGACCCATATCAACCCCTCGATACGAAAGAACACGTCACAAGGGAAGTAATCAAAATACTCAAAGCCAATGATATACCGTTTCAGGTTTTGACTAAGGGCGGGCTGCGAGCGGTTTGTGATTTCGATTTATACGGTCCTACCGATGCCTTTGCAACAACACTCACTTTCTTAGATGGAAGTAAATCGCAAGAATTTGAGCCACTTGCAGCATCACCCCGTCATAGAATTCTCGCCATTGAAACCGCCAAGAAAAACGGCATTCAGACATGGGTTAGTTTGGAGCCGGTAATTGACCCTGAACAATCGCTCGAAATAATCAGACAGACTCATCACATTGTTGACCATTATAAAATCGGCAAAGTGAATCATTCTGACAACGACCTCCCGGCCGGGCAGTGGCGAAAATTTGGCATTGAGGCCATCCGACTCTGCAGGGAATACGAGACGGATTATTATATTAAAAATGACCTGGCAAAGTATCTTGATGGTATTTCGTTTTGCAGCATCGATACACGGAAAATTAAGAAACCTAACATTGAGAAAAAGTATGCAACGGTTGAACCTGCCAGATTTCGCAATGAATCATACAAGAAATATGGTGAGCTGAAATGGGAGGAGACGCTTATCGCAATAGCAGAAGGTGATGTGCATATACCTGAGAACGTTGTGGATAAATTTACAGACATAGAGGACAAGTTACGGGTCTTGGACGAAAAGGGCAAATGGAATTCTCCTAAAGGCAAGCGGTTACAAATCGAGTTGGATACTATAGTAAATGAGTACCTTGACAGTAAAAAACCCGCCCACGCAACTAAGGTACAGGTAGCAGAGGGAATGCTGTTTTATTAATAAGGGGAATTATGCAAGTGCCATTGACATACGAGCAGGTTTGGGGAGAGCGAAAGCAGATATGCAAGTTTGTTGTCAAATCCGACAAATGGTGTCCCTATAGAGAAATAGAGTGCGGTTGTTGGGAGAATGGTTGTCAAACTGACCTGTGTATTTATAGCGAGGAATAAATGACCTGGTTTATTACGGTAATTACGTTGGCGGGTGTGTTTCTAAATGCCAGGGGCAAGTGGCAGGGATTCTGCTGTTGGCTGGTATCCAACACTTACTGGTGCTGGCATAATATTCAAGTTGGCGAATACGCACAGGCCTCCCTGTTTGGCGTTTTCTGGATGATGTCACTGTATGGAATTTGGCGGTGGCTAAAACAAACTTCAATTGCACAAATTGGCAGTATTGGCTGGATGAAAAATCGCTTGCGAGCGGCAGATATTGCCATTGAAATTATAGGTAGTAACATTGGGCGATTGCAAAAAGAGAGAAAGCAAGTTGTCTTTTTCTGCCAGAGAATAGTCAAATTAAAATCACTACCATCTGGTGATAAAAGAAAGATTAACTGGCTGTTCGGAGAAGCGGAAAGAATCTATGATTTGGTCAAGGGGGGAAAATGAGACGGCCGCCAACAGGAAAACGAAAACGCAAAGATGTAATTACTTGGAGTAAGTTGCTCACTTCTTCCGAGCAGCAACTGATTTTTAGTTATTTGCAAGGCGGGCTTTGTGATGCTATCAATAAAAAATTTATCAATCCTAATTTGGTTAATGCTCGGCGCATGTTATTGATATATGAAATTTTCTTATGTACGGGTTTAAGGGGGACGGAATTAGCGCAATTGCGGGTTCAGGATACACCGTCCGTATTAGGCGTAAACATGATTGAGGTATATCGAGGTAAATATGATAAAGACCGTACCATTCCAGTCAGTCAACGAATTGTCGATGAAATCGAAAGTTATATCAAAAACGTACGGCCTAAGACAATACCCCGGCATATCAAACGAAGCGATATTTCCAAGCCGTTGTTTTATAATAAAAGAGGTCACCCATACACTCAGCAGTTTAAATACGTAAATAAAAAGACCGGTGAGGTGGAAACCAGGACACGTGCTTCGACGGCACTGTACAGAAAGATTCGAAGGTTAGGTAAACATGCCGGTATTACCAAACGATTACACCCTCACATGCTTAGGCACTCTTTTGCAACAAATGCATTACTAAATGGTGTGGATATTTATATGCTAAAAGAATTAATGGGACATTCGGATATTGGAGTTACAGCTAAATATTTACACATCGTCAACGCCCAACTTGAAGGGCTTGGAGAAAAATTAGACAGAGTATTTTGAACACGAATTTAGAGGTTAAAATCTTGAAAAGGGCAATTCTTGTTAGGGTTTTGTTGCTTTTTTATAGAAAAGTTTACGTAAGACCTTGTTGTATGAAGGATTACAACATACGGGAATCACGGTCGAAAGTGGTGAAAAAAAACGAGTGGACATGGTTATTTTTTATAATATCAACGTTCTGGGCTCAGTAGCACGGTTTATAGGTAAGGAATCGCCGTTTTTGGTAGCGGCAAGGCCAATATACAGTGACACGTTGATTAGGACTTAAAAATGGCGATTTTAACAGACTTATTTTGTCCTCTTTCGTTATTTTCAGTGGAAATGTCTGCTTTTTTGCAATGATGAAAAGTATTAAAGATATATTATGTCGTAGTCTATCCCAAGCGAACATAAGCACTTATGACATTTTAAAGAGGGTGACATTGTTGTTTTTAATTTCAACCCCAAAAAACAACGTAAATAAAGGACTTATGAACGGGATGTTTCTTGTCGGTATTCATTTTTGCGAGATAAATGTACTTTGGGTCCTTCCCCGCAAAAATGCTGCCGTGCGGTTAAGGAT